CATCACCCCAAGCTAACGCCATATCAAGTCAATGTTAATGTGTACGTTACCGCAATCGTGTCACCGTTAACAACAGCCTTAGAACTAGAGAAATCACCCGCAGAGAACAATGTGCCAGTGGTTGAATCTTTAGTTGCGCTGCCGCCAATGTTGATAAAGCAACCCGCCACAGTACCTGTGCTGGTCATAGAGAATGACACGGCAGAAGACGTAGCCTTGCTAGAAGCGGCAGCGGCGCTAAATGATGGTGTAGGACGGCTACCAGAATATGCAGGAGCGTTAGTGCCACCCACTTCTAACCAGCCTGCGTGGGATGCTTGTGTGTCAGCCACGTTAGCTGAACCCACACCCTTTAAACCCATCACAACTGCGCCAGCGGCTGAGTTGCCAAGGATAGTATCCAAGGTCAAGTTCTTACCAACAGTCGTTACCAAGTTCTGGATAGGTTCATCCCACTTAATAAAACCATCAATGCTGTAGCAAACAGCATGGTATGCACCATTGATAGCCATCTCATCAGAGGGCGTGGTGTTGTATTTTGTGATTGCGGCTACTTGGTCGGTAGCGGTGATTTTGTCCAAGCTCATGTGAGGCTCCTTAATTAGAAGAACGAATCAATGCTGCCGTCGCTGTGTTAGCAGGCATTGTGATGGTGAAATTGGTAGATGTTTTGTCAGACCCAAAGTCCAACACAGCAATGGATTTATTACCTTGAGTAACGTTGTAAATCAAAGCGCAACGAGCAGTCACAGATGCGTTAAACACTACATCGGCAAAGTCTACAAAAGCTGTATACCCAGAAGAGCTAATGGTTACGCCCGTAAGCGTTACGCCGCCAGCAACGTACCCACCACCGGTAACTTCACCAGAAGTCGTGTAAACAGTTGTTGCCTCGTTTAAATCAGCAGCAGCCGTATACAGAGCAATCTTTAGCGTATTGGTAGATAGGTTATGAACGCCTGTATATAGCTCTGTTTTAAAGCTAGTCGTTTGGGTCTGAAGAATGTTGCTCATGAAACAGGAACCCTAACTTGACCATCACGATAAGCGTCAGCACGTTGTTTGCCATCACCCAAGTTCTTAAGGAGTGCAATAGCCTGAACGTACCGTTCTTGGTACAGTTTGTACATACCATCTTCCGGTGCGCTCTTCATGTATGTGCCAGCCTCAGCCAATGTGCCATACAGCAACGCAGAATCAAAGTTATCACCCAGCCATGTGGTCAAAGCGGTCACAATAGATTCTGGGTAGTAGTAGTAATGCAGTTCTGCGTAGTAATTGGCGCTAGGCGTAGGGCCAAGAATAAACGATAACTCATTTACGTTAGCTGACTGCGGGCCAAAGATAGCGTAATGCTTGGGTTCAGACTGCTCTGCGCTTAATGGATACGCCTCACGGATGAAGTTCACATCTTTGTTTAGCAGATACAAGTAATCACCTTGGAAAACTACCGCGCCGTTAACCGTACCGCTATTAGCCACAGTCAGGGTTACGGTCGTTCCGCTGATGCTACGCACAATTGCATTAGTACCGATGTTTGTGCCTGTAACCTGCTGGCCTACTGCGATACCAGTTGTACTTACTACAACAATAGTTTTCTGACCAGCCGTTCCCGTAGCTGTTGTCGCGTTGTACGGGTAGATAGCAAGACTGTATGTCGAGAGAAAATCTTCTGGACAGGCAAGGTACTTATTGCCTGTTGACAATACACCCGTGACATTCTTACGCAAGTTGGCAATCTGCACCGTGTTATAGATGCGTTGCTCCGCCTGCTTGATCATTACATTGATCGTAGTCGTGTCAAACGTGTTCTGCGTGTAATCCGTTACCGCAGCTACAAGTTGGGCGTATGTCAGTGCCATCGTTTAAACCTTATGCCATCGGGCCGCGAGACATTACGCCTTTAGTCGCCGCACCTGCTCCACGCATTTTAATGCCAGATGTTTTAGCTGCTGGCTGTGCGCGACGATTAACGTTGCCTACAGACATGTTGACTGTGTTTGCATCACTATGGTCAGGGCCAGAGCCGGGATTGTCAGTAGCTTTAACCACTTTACCAGTCATGGTGTGGGGTGTAGCATAGACCTTGGCATCGCCAACTTCTTTACCCATCATCTTTTTGCTAAATGTAGCCATGATTAACCTCGTTTCTGATTGGCAATCTTTGCCAAGTTACGACCCATAGTCTTCATATCGGCATTGGTTTTACCCTTACCTTTACCTTTTCCGCCCATCATTTCTTTCTGAGAAGGGCCGCTAGTAGGGAAGACTTGAACATCAGTCTTACCTTTTTTTACAATGCCATCGGCTGATTTTGTATATGCCATGTTTAAACTCCTTAAGATATCGTTACTGTACCAACAAATGTCGTTGCCACCAAGTAGTTTGGTGTTAATCCTGCATCATTTAAACTCGCCCCGCCAACCGGTTGCCAGCCCCACTGAATGTCCCTTGAACCACCAGATAGATTGCCATTAGCATTCACACCAGAGGTTACATACGTTGTGTCCTTGCGTGGATTACGCAAAGCCTGCGGATCATCTACAGGAAACGTACCTAACATCAACTGCGGCTGATCCGGATCCCAGCACTCGGGACAAACCAACAACTCATATTTACGCTGCTTAATAATTTCAGTCTTAAGCTTTTTGAGTTTGTACTGCTGTCCACAACGATCACATTCAGCAATCGCTATCTTGCCGGATGCAAACCGATTACCCATTACGTACTGCTTCCAATGTAATTAGGACGAGGAACAAACCTTACCGCAGCTTTCTCACGGTCTTCACCGGCTGCAATTTCAAAGGTTTCATCGTAAATCTGTTTGAGCATCTGAATGCGAGGCATTAAGTCAGGTGTCTTAATGGCGATGTGATAAGCCAGACCTGCCACCAAGCATGGCAGGAAGCGGAAGTTCATATCAGATGTCTCCACACCAGCACCCGCATCCTGCACTCGCCTTAAGCGCCAGTACACGAATTGGTAAGGGGTGCTGTTATCAGGTGTAGGCCACACAGTAACCGCAGGAAGCTGCGGGACAAAGACTGCTGTGCCATCTGCCTGAGCAGCGGCTGTAGTGTTGTTCTGACCACGGTATACACCACCAAGGGTATTCCCTGATATGTAAGTGTAGTAGATGTCTTCTGTGTTTAAACGGATAAAACCTGCTCCAGCTAACCCAACCACCGAGTTAAGCGTGATCGTTGTTGCCGTGGAGGTGATGGCTCCATCCAAGACCGCAGTCGTTGGATTAGTCTGCCCAGAAAGACGTTGAATCCATACTTGGATTGGTCTTGCTTGGCTGAGTTTGTTTGGAATTGTTGCATACGTAGAAACACTAATACGTGTGATGGTTAGATCAGCCTGCGTAGAGGATGTGTTCTGCCCTGTGCGGATGACATGCTCAAGCAAGTCAATGGTATCTGTCGGCAGAGCATACGTAGCCAGACCGGGAGTCAGGTTAATGATACCCTGCTCCATAGTCCACATGTTGATGCCTTTGTTCTGCCACTCAATGGTCATTAGGTTCATTGACCTACGTGCTGTACGCAAGTCATAACCTGAACGCATTTCTCGCCCAGCCCTCTCCCACGCTTCCTCGGCAATCTCCGTGAAGTCCATATTGAAGAGCGTTGAGCCGGTAGTGGTCATCTAAATCCTGCCGTTTTCTTTGCTATTGTTTTAGGTTGGGCTACAAACTGTTTGCCCGCCGCTTTACCTGCGCGTTTGGCTTTGGTTGTAGCTGCGTACTCAGATGATGATAAAGACTTGATAGCTGCTTCGGGCAAATACCGCTCCCCCGTCTTGCTTGACGGCTTGCCAGACTTAGTGCGCCATTTCTGGTCGCCCCAATCTTTAAGCGATTTCTGAGGGGCTTTCAATCTCTATACCCTCCACCAGCTTCTTTGTACTTCTTGGCAACAAGTTGTGCTTTACGGGCTGACCATTGACCAGCGCCAGTACCGTGGGTAGCTGCGGCTTTTACTTGAGACACAATTCGCTTACGCAAATCTGGCTTGGTGTAGTTACCAGCAGCATTAACTTTACCGCCTTCAGCATACTGCGTGAAGTCAGTGTCGTCACGGCGAGCTTTACGCTTACCGCCGGGCATTTTACTGGGAGATATTGCCCCCATTCCACGGCTTGCCATCATTTTGGATTACCTTTGGTTTTTTTGGCTAGAAACAATTTATCAACCATTTCTATCCGCTGAGGTTTAGTTGTAACCTTGTTAATAATACCAAGCCGTTTAGGCTTACTCGCGCCGTAAAACCCAGCCTTTTTTAAAGACTTAACTACTTTAGCAGCAGGTTTTACGGTTGCCATGTCAGCACTTTCCGCCGTAATTCATCTTAACCATTGTGCCTTTGGTCTTGCCTTTAGTGGCGCAACCATCTGCACGGCTAGAAGCTGAATTAACAGAGCCACCGCTCTTCATGCCTTTAGCACGATTTTTTAATAGTGCTTCTTCTTCAGGACGACGACCACTTCTAATATTTTTAGGGTCAATAAGTCCTTCGTCGTCAAAACGAGGGCCACTTCTAATGTTAGAGGGGTCAATTAGTTTAGGAGTAGGATTTTTTTCTTTACGGCGTGTCAAACCTTGTTTAGCATTCAAGTAATCACGCAAGTTGTCATAGCCTGATTTGGCTAATTCTTCCTTGGTAACAATTGCAGGTTTTTTAGACTTTGGTGATGGCATAGCCGCAGGAGGTGCTCCGCTATTATCATCTGGAGGCATTGTGCTTGAGCCGGGTTCACTCATTTCAAAGTCATTAATATTTAACTTCATAATATTCCCCTTAGCAGGCTCTGCCGCCCTTTTTCATGGCAATCATTGTGCCCTTGGTTTTACCCTTGGACGCAACACCATCTCGACCAGAAGAAGTCTTAACTGAACCCATCTTAGATGGAGCCATGCCACCACCAGCAAGCTTGGTCATGGTTGCACCTTTGTGCAAACGGCCTTCGTGTTTATTCACAGCCTTCTGCATCATGGACTTGTCCATTTTTACATCTTTGTGGGCCATACCGCCCTTAGCCATTTTGCCTTTGCCGTCAGCAGCAAAGTCAGGAACCATCTTGCCGCCTTTATTGACCATAGTCATACCGCCGTCAGCATATCCGCCCATGTTCATTTTTTTCATATCGCCACCTTTAGAAAATTTACGGCCCTTATCAGCCTGATTAAAGTCTTTACCCACAGACTGTGGGACTCCCGCTTTCTTGGCAAACGCAGGGTTATGCGCTACTGCCGCCATGAAATTGTGTTGTTTCTTACTTGTGCTTGGCATTATCGTCTACCTCTGCGGATTTGACCACCTTTAGCCATTGCATGACTACTGTAATCAAAGTAGCCACCGCCACCACCGCCGCCACCAAACCCACCAAAATCATTACCAAAATACATTTCTAGGTCTCTGCCGCCACCGCCACTAAATAGATCGCTGTAATCCATAGTCCCGCTCAAATCTATTGAGTTGTCGGAATCTTCAAGGCCCGGTTCTGTAGCGGGTGCGGAATCTTCAAGGCCCGGTTGAAAATCGCTAAGACTGTTCATAAAATCATACTCATCATTTAAACGAGCTTGACTGTATTCTTCCTGTGGGCCAACTTCTGGAATTACGTCAATTTCTAACTCACGTAAAAAGTCATCAAATTTTGCAGAGTCACCTCTTGATATTGGGTTAGGTGATTCTTGTTGTGTGTAAGTTTGCGTTTCAGGATCAAAAGCTGTGTATACCCCAGCAGGTTGCAAATCTGCCTCACTTGGCTTAGGTGTGGCGCGTATCAAATTACCAATAGAATCCGGCAAAACATTACCAGCGGCATCGCGCATTATTTGTTTAAAGTAATCTTCGTTAACTTTTGCATCAGTTTGCAATTGTTTAACGTCTTGTCCGTATCCCATTAAATTGGATAATTTATTAATGCCTTGTTCTGCCAAATAAAACTGAGGGTTAATTAAAAATCTGGCTAATTCCATTTGTTGAGGCGTAAGAATCTTGCCTGCCGTGTCTTTGGCAAACGATTGAGCAACGCCTTTTAACAATGAATCAATGCCAGCCATTTTTAATCAGCCTTTTTGAATAAGCTGGTCAATCTTTGCTTCAAGCTTGTTAAAGCGTTGGTCAATGTGATTTGTAATTCTGTCAATTTCTGCTTGAGTAACGTTATCACGGGCAACCTCCTCGCGTGTTTTGTTCAACAGGATCGTGACACGAGCCAGTTCCCTGAACTTTTCATTCATCATGTAGCCTAACAGTCCAATCACCAAGGACAGGACAGCAGACCAAGCGGTGTTTAGATCTAACAATTCCAAGCCCTCAATGCTTTATTGATCCGTGAATTTGGATCGTTTGCTGTCTTGGCACTTGTCAGCTTCTTCTTCATGCCACTCATCCTTGCACAGAAAGAGTCGCGCCGTGAGCCGCCTTCCGGCTGGGGAGGTTTCAAGTTCATACCTTGCGCTTTCGCGGAGGCCCGACCCTTGGCGTTCAAGCCGCCCTTCTCGGATTTGCCCTCTTTCCTCTGCCATGCTGGTGACTTAGCCATAGTAAATGTTCGCAGAAAGTAAGTTACTCATGCTTAAGTAAATACCATTTCTTGCCAAAATACCCTCTCCGGGAATTAAAGCAAAATTACCAAACAAGTCAGACGCACCAGTATCGTAACTAGCAAGCCACAAAGATGCGTATGCTGCCGCAGTACCACCAGCTATAGTTCCAGAGTTAATGTCTGTAACTGTAAAAGTGTCTGCGCCTGTGCGTGTAATTGTGTAATTACCGTTTGTGCCAGATGACCCGCTTGCTGTTGCAAACGTAAGTCCGACTACATTGCCAGTAACCAATCCGTGTGCACTCTTGGTAACGGTAATAACCGCAGCAGTTCTTGAATACGTGGCAGAAACAGGTGCTGTAGTGGTATCAAAGATGTCTAGTGTTCCAGCCGTAGCTGTACCAACCATAGAGACAGCTTTGAGCCTATTTCGCCCCAAAACAACAAAACCTGAGTTGTTAAGGTGGCCCGATTTAACGTCTGTTTGCATCATAATCAATCTCCTTTAAAAAAGGGGCCGAAGCCCCTTGGGTTGATTAGGAGTTAGCGAATGGTGTAGCAACAGTACCAGTGCCAAGGACTGTTCCATTAACCATGTACTTGTTAGCTGCAATTGCAACGATCTGAATCCATGAACCTGCAACACCGCCAGTGGTAGTGCCGTTCAAGTTGATGAAGTCATTGGCAGCGGCGGCAAAGAAACCAACCAATGCTGCGCCATCTGAGTCAACGTCGTTCATGGTGATTGAACCAACATATTTGTCAGTGCCGTTAGTACCGATCTTTAAAGAACTTGTAGAGATGGTAGTAGGAACCCAGATCGTGTAAACAACACCTTCGTTGTTAACTGTGTTTGGGTCTTGGCCGGGGCCAGATGTAATAGAGTTTGTTGATACGTTAATAGCTGGCAATGTTAATGTCAGTGCAGCAGCCAAAGAACCGCCAACAGCGATGATACGACCGCCGTGAGCTTCTGGGCTTAATGTGGTGCTTGTTGTGATGTCAACAACAGACGCTGGGCCTTGTTGATAAATGCCGCCCAATGAACGAACTGGGCCTTGAAACGTAGTACGTGCCATGATATGTGTCCTTACATACAAGTTAAGTGCATCAGTCTGTATGTTGTCAGCCGGGACTGTCTAATGCACCGGATAAGCCCGGATTAATGTATTTATACCACTACGTTTAAACTAATGCAACAAAAAAGGGAGCCGAAGCTCCCCTTTTTTTTGATGCCTATTAAGCGCCGGGTGAACCGAACACGCCCAAAGGATCTGACACGCCGAAGCTGTAACGCTCACGAGCTTTGTAACGAACGTTACCTGTGTCAAAGTCACCGTCCATGCCTGTAGACATGGGGGTACGCACAAAGTGCTTCAAGCCGTTAGGCACATCTGTACACAGGAACCAAGCATTGGTGTCTGTCAGATAGTGGTTAACGGTGTAGCCTTCAGGGATTGAGCCGTTGTTCTTCAATGCGTTGATGTCATTGTCGGCTGTAGAAACACGGAGTTCGGTTTCCAACAAACGAGTAGCAACGAACATCAAAGAAGGAGGAACAATCAACTTACGTGGCTTTGCAGCGATCAGCAAGCTACGCTCATCTGTCCAAGCAGCGATTTGAATAACAGCGTTTTCCAACGATGTTTCATTCAAGTCGGCAGCGGTAGATGGTGTATTGCTGTTAGTACCACCAGAAACCAAGGGGTGTGCTGTTGAGAACAAAACTTGACCGTCACCATAAGTGGGGCCACCGGCAAAGCCGTTGTTCAAAACCGCAGCAGCCTTGACCTGCTTGGTGTAAGCCATACCACGGGCCAAAGCCTTGGTATAACGTGAAGACAGGCTGTCATACAAGTTATCTTCCACAGCTTCCTCTGTGATGGAGAAGCCCATCGCAATGGTTTCGTGGGTGTAACGTGCAGTAAATGCTTCCTGTGCATTGTCATAAGCGATGGCAGCGCCCTCGTTTTTGACAGGTGCTTGACCGAAGCCAGACAGCTTTGTCTCTTCTTCAAAGCTACGCTCAGATGTCTCTGTTTCGTAGATTTCTTTGTGCTCTTCGCCGTATTTAGCGTACTCAAGACCGAACAAAGCGTTCAGGCCGGGGAGTAATTCTTTGAGCAGTTGTGCGCGTGAAATAGCCATGATTTAGCTCCTTAGATGCCAACGGCGTTAGTGAAAGCGGAAGCGCCGGGATTGAACTTAACAAACACTTCAGTGTAAGTATCAGTCAATGGGGAGGCGAAACCGATGATCTTAAACGCAGCGGCAGTAGTAACTACTGTGCTTTCCAAGGCGCTGGTAGAGTTACCTGTACGGGTGTTACCTGTAGAAGTAGACTGTGCAGCAGCAAAGAAGGTGTTTGCGCCAAGAGCGGCTTGAGTTACTTGACCATCCAATTGAGCTTGGAAAGTCACGTTAGGGTCGGTGATCACGTATGCAGTCACCACGCCGGTTGTGCCGGAGGGGTAGTACTGACCGTAAATCTGCTGACCTTGTGCGTTGATGTATGAAGCACCAACAAAAACGCCCCAAGCGCCCAAACTAGAACCACCAAGGTTATTGGTAGTCAAGTCTGCGCCGGTAGCGGTAGCCAAAGCGATGTAACCGTCTGCATCAATGATAACTGCTTGTCCAAAGAACAAGTTAGTACCAGCGCCGCTAGTTGGGTTAATCAAATACTGACTCGTAGCGCCAGCATAGGGCATGCCGTCGTTACGATTTATGGCTCGTAGGCCATAGGGGGTATTGGTCATTGACATTTAAGTCTCCAAAAAAATTAAGTACCTTTTCCGAAAGTGACCGTGGACTTACGTTCTTTGAACATAGGCATCCTCGGATCATTCTCGCGCATGTATGTATTGTCAACTGACTCCATTTGCGCATCCGCTTGTTTGCGGTAATACGCATTACGTTGTTCAGTAAACTCTACAGGTGTTTTGCAAAGCAAAAGACCACCTACCTCGATACTGTCTGGAAACTTTGCCGCAGCAGAGCTAAACAAACGAATCTCGGGATGATCAGAAGCTCTAACGGGTTCCCAACCCTCGGCAAGCTTAGAAGAATAATTGGTTCCATCGTCTTTACCTTGTGTAGAGATACGAATCCACCGATATTTGTAGCCTTCTTCCACGATTGGATCGGGGAGAAGTTTAGGAGGCATCCATTGTTTTGGACGTTCCGCTACTTCGCGGGTAGATAGATCACGACTAGGACGTGCAGATTTTTCCATAATTATTTCCTCATTTCTTCAGCAACCTTACGGGCGTACAGTTCCAAAGGAACTCCCAACCGCTTGGCGAGATTCACTTGCGTCTGCGTTAGTACGATCTTTTTAGGCGCTGTACTACGGGTAGCCGGTGAAACGACATTGGACTTGGTTCGCTGAGGTTTCGCATCAGCGGATTCTCCGACTCCAACTTGGTCGGGGAATCTTTCTCGTATGTCAGTGTCGATACGACGATAGTATTCGTCACTGCCTACGCGGATACCGTTCTCAACAAGTTCTTCATGCAGCCCTAAAGCATATGAAGTCATGCGTTTGTTGCTTCCAAACCACTGATTTTGGTCTTGCCACGCTAGTAGTTTTTCGTCAACGGGCGCTGCCTGTTGAGGTTGTGGTGCTATTTGTACAGGAGTTTCTTGTTCCTGTAAAGGGGCTGGCTTAAAATTATTTACTTTGTCT